CTATTGACATGTCAAACTTGGTTTCAAGCTTTACCATGTCAGATGGATTGCAAATGATTTCTTTTAGCTCATCTGGTTTAGCAGAGTAAGCAACTTGTAGGTTTAGTCTCATTCTTTTATCCTAGCGGATTAGGCTGCGGCTGTGGCTCTAGTTACTGCGCCGTCTACAGGCCATGAAACTGAAAGAGTGGCCAAATCGCCGACTGCTCCCGCGTAGGGCGAGTACTGCGTTACAAGCGCGTTGAACTCGTACTGCGGATTTGTGGCAGTAATGGTTCCAGAGGTAGGTGCAATCTTGACTGCAACTGTAGATCCCAATAGTGGGAACAGTAGTGCGTCTACGGCTCCTGCACCGAAGTCCTGCATAAAGTCAAGGGATACTGAAGCATCCTTTAGGCCACCAATGCGAGTGCGGTAAGACGAACCGAAAGCGGTTGTCTCTACTTCGTCTGCGGTGATGTCAAGGGTTACTGAGTTTACTGAAGTGCTGAGGTTTGCGGTTCCTACGGTAATTTTGTAATCCGCAGCGTAAAACTTTGGCATGTGTATTTCTCCTAGTTTGCTAAGACTGTGACCGTGAAGTCAGCAGCCAGGTATGTGTTGTCATTTAGTTGAATTGAACCAATCGAGTTCAATGAAGCTACTCGGCAATCGTAGGCTTTACCGCCAAGGCTCTTGTCTAACTCTATCGCATTTTTGATAGAGTTTGCCCCTGTTGAAATGTAAGTGTCTAGCGCTCTTTGAGCAATACGCTCGGCTGAACGACCTACAATCACCGTGACCGTGAAGTTGTACTCTACTAGCCCTTTGGCATAGGCCCTGTCATAATTGACCGAATCCAAAGACACAATAGCTATTGGCGGGTTTGGGTTGTCTGGAATCTCTGCGGCTGTCCGAAGACCAGTAATGGTTGCAAGGTTGGTTGCAATCCCAGCGCGGATGTCTGAGATAGATGCCATTAGCTGAAGGTCCTCATAATGCGGTAAGGCATTACTAGCTGCTCAACATCTGGGTCAAGCGAACGACCAACACGGATAGCACCGAGATCACCAAAGCCAGCAACACCAAGAGGCGAGTCAAGGCGCTTGTAGATTCTTGAAGACTGAATAATTGTCGCCTGCTTGATTGCGATTGGAACCGCTGACCAACCCCACACGCCAGTCACACGAACGAGAGCTTGCTCACCAAGTATGTTGAACAACAAGTCATCAGTAGAAAGGATGCTTGTGTATGGAACATTTAGTCCATCTTGCTTCCCGTTTACTGGGCGTAGCTGGTAATCTGCCGACCCCCAAGTTACATACTCGCTACCAATTTCATCAGTTGTCTTTAGCTCAGAAAGGCTAATCAAATCATCAATAATTGTCAGGTAAGAATCTGAGGCAACGAAGTCCCTGGTTGCGGTTCCTGCATTGTAGAAGTATCTGTAGGTATAGCCGTCAATCAATCGAGAAGCTGACTCAATAGCCATTTCTAGCAGGCTATCGTCTACGGAATCTGTAATTCTTAGCGCGGCCTTGGTTTCTGAAAGTGTGGCGTAACCATTTGTAATTGCCATTGGGTTCCTTTGCTAAATCTAGGTCTAGTCTATCGCCTAAACAGCATACGCTCCTTGATGGCTGTAGAGCTGATTCCTTGTGTGTATGGAATGTAGCAAAGCCCTATTCCTCGTTCGTCTAGCCAATCTTGGTCAAAAGCCATTTGCGTATAGTAGTCACGCCTAGCCCAATCAGAACCGATGACAACTAGGTCAGGCATAACTGATTCAATCGTTATGCGGCTATCTGGCCCCCCAATGTTAGGCACAACCGAATCTACATACTTACAAGCAAGCAAAACATCTCTGCGATCTGCGTAGCTGATTACTGGCGGCTTACCTTTGTATTCTTCTATAAACTCATCGGTGTTTAGCGAGACCACAACGCTTCCCAGCTCCGAACATCGTTTTAGAAACTCCACATGTCCCGCATGGAACAAATCAAAGGTCCCGCCTGTGTAAACTACTCCCAAGAGTTGTTTCTCCTCACCTTTAGGCTCCACTGACCTTCTGAATAGTCGTTTTCAGCTATTTTTGTATCTAAAAGGGCCTGATTTGCCCTAAAACTGACCGAATTTTGGCTTTCAAACCCACTTTTGATAGTGGAACTGTTGTCGTGATGAACTTTGGCCTCAATACGCTTGATTTCAATGCCTTTTTTGTCAATTCGGCGCTCATAATCGTTGTCATCAAAGTAAAGCGGGTAGAAACGCTCGTCATAAAGCCCTACCTTGTCTACTACGCGCTCTCCAAGCACGATACATGACCAATCTGGCACAATGTCTGGAAAAGAAAGCGCGTTTGGGTCTGCTTGTTCTGCAATCTTGGCTAGTGCGCCTGGCTCAAACCAAGCGTCATCGTTTACAAGTACCCAGTAAGGAGCAAGTGGTGTGGTCTTGACAATTAGGTTCCAAGCGCCAACCAAACCAAGTCCGTGTGGTACTTGAATGTTCCACTGGTTTTTAGCCATGGCTACTCGTGGTGGCATCCAGTTTTGTGTGCCTGAGTTGTCAATAACAACCAAATGTTCAACTGGGTAGTCAATCGAAAGCATCAAGCGTTCGGCTAGGTCAAAACGGCTTAGGGTACAAAAGCCTAAGACTGGAATCACTTGAGTAGCTTCTTTAGTGCTGGTGTCCAATACTTATCCCACACAACATCGTGGTCGTATTGCTTAGCAAACTCAATAGCCTTGTCGGACTTTCCTTTTCCTCTTTCGTAGGCTTCTTCTAATGCCTGCACAATTAGTGGAACCGAAGGTATGGTGAAAAATGAGCCTTGAGAGTTGTCGTACAAAGGCTGACCGCCAACAGTCCATCCTTCCCCTACTAGCTCAGCCGAAGCAGCAAAGTCAGACACGATTACTGGCACGCCACAGGCTTGAGCCTCAACTGTTGGAATACCGAATCCCTCTCCATAGCTTGTGGCAAGCATTACATCCCAAGCACTATAGATTCCAGCTAGGTCTTCTTGACTAATACCGAATCGGTAGCTGACAGGATCTACAAAGGCCATGTTGTCTTTTGGTATGCCTAAAATCTCGCCAAGGCCCATTAGGTTCCATCCGTGAGGGCTAACTGGATCTGTGTGAATGTAAAGGATTGCGTCTGGGTGCTTTTTAGCAAAAATAGCAAAAGCCATAAGGTTTTCACCAAACGCTTTGCGATGGATAATGCCACCAGACTTGTTGGCTGCGTTCATGCCAACTACAAAACGGTCATTGCCGAATCCCATGTAATCTTCGATTGACTGCCCAGCAATCTTTTCTCTGCGATTGAAAACCTTTGTATCTACCGAATGAGGAATGTAAATGGAATCTATGCCCTTAGCTTGCAGCTCTTTCTGACCGAATTTTGACATTGCAAGAGGCGTGACATTTTCTTTTGCGCTCCACTTGGCTACGGCTGGTGGAACTGGGCTGTGGTCAATAGGTGTCCAAGATGCAACATTTATGTCATCCCAGCCCTTGCCCTGAAAGACCCAAACATCGTAAAGAGTAATTAGCAGGTCGGGTTGCTTTTTGTTTAGCGCTCTCCAGTGCTTATGTCCCAAGATAGCTGAGTCATTTGAATAAGCTTCAGCACCGCGAGGGTAAACAGGAACATCGCCGTATTCTGTTGCAAACTGAGTCTTGATCCCTTCGTTTCCATAGTTAGAAATAGCAGCTACATCCGCGCCATCTCTTTTTAGTCTTTGTACTAGCGCCTCAGTAGCGATTCCATAGCCAGTCGGCTGTGCTGGCGAATTTGAGAATACGGAAACAGTCCCTTTTATTTTTGACATGTAGGTTGCCTTTCTTTGTCCTCAGCATAGCAAAAGAAAGACCCCAAGCGAACCTACACGCTTGGGGTCTTTCAGCTTTTTAGCTAGGGTTTAGCTTGCGCCACCCTTGAACTTCACGACATGTGAAGCGTGGGTTAGGTTTCCGTCTACGCGCATGGTGACACGGAATGTTGTAACATCCTTGTCAAATGCGAAGTCGGATGACTGTGCCACTTGGATTCCACCTGCGGTGCGAACCTTGTACGATGGCATGTGTCCGTAGCCTAGGCTGAATGCCGCTGTGCCTACTGCACTTACAGCAGGATTTTCATATACTGGGTAGCCAAGTAGGGTTGCTGGCTGGTTCTGAGCAGCGTTTCCGCCTTCAGTCCAGATGTAGCGACCATCGCCATCCTTGATCTTGCGAAGTGCAGCAAGACCAGACTTTGCGGTGATGAATCCAACACCAGGAAGCAAGCGTGCCTGTCCATCTAGTGCGTAAACCAAGTCCACGATGTTCTCGTATGTTGGCGCACCAGATACTCCAGTTCCACCAGTGACGGCAGATGAAGCAGCGGTCATAACACCAGTAGGCTCAACAGTTCCAGTTCCAGTGGTTAGACCAGTGTTTACTGCGAAACCGATTGAGTTACCAGCCTGCTCAGCGATAAGCGCTGATAGGTCAAACCCTGCATCGTTCAATAGTTCGTTGGCAACAGGTACTAGGAAGCTGTACTTGAAAGCACCCAAAACGATTGAGCTGAATGTTGGGTCTGAGTCAGAGATTTGTACACCCTGTCCCTTGATGGTCGCGGTTGAGCGAGCAGTTAGGGTTGGGATGGTTAGTGACTCACCAGT